TTACGTTTTCCCCGGTCTCGAAAGTAAGATTTCCGCACTGGCAGGCGCTGCCATCAACGGCGACCTTGTTCTTGCGAAGCTGCCTCGACGTAAGGCGGAAGCCATCCAGAAGTGGGCCGAAGACAGGTCCATCCAAGCGGAGCAGGCTTTCGATATGAAGACGGTGAGCTACGACGACAGCACGGGCCGGCAGCAGCGGTTTGCCAACGAAAGTACCAAACGCTTTTCCCGGGGGCGACGTCCCTCATTCGGATAACAAACAAAGGAGGATAAGGTGCCGCAGTCTTTCGCACCGTTCGGTCTCCGCGCCATTGCTGCCCTCGGCACGCATGGCAACGAAGTCCGCGCTTATCCGCTTCCCAACGGCGCTGCGTGCCCTGACCTCGGTAAGGGTTCTCCGGTCAAGCTGTCGGGTGGCGTTATTGTTTCGGCTGGTGCTACGGGCGATGGCCCGCTGCTCGGCGTTGCGACTGGTTTTGCTTGGGTCGACCCGACCACGAAGCAGCCCCAGCTTCGCAACTCCATCCCGGCTGACACGTCTTCGGCTGGTCTGTTCGACGGTTCCGACCGCCCGACGGCCTACGTCGTGGACAACCCCTTCGCTCTGTTCCTGATCCAGGCGAATGCCTCGGTGACGGCCGGCGATCTGGGCCTCAACTTCAACGTGACGGCTTCTGGCGGCGATGTGGACTCCGTGTACGGGGTTTCGCGTTATGCGCTTCTGGCGTCTTCCCGCACCTCCGCCATCAATACGGCGGTGAAGCTTGTGGGTCTGGCCAACATTCCTGACAACAACTACGGCGATCCGTTCCCGGTGCTGGTTGTCAAGCTGAATGGCCCGATCCTCCAAGCTGTGTCTGCGGCTTAATAGGGGGATATAAGAAATGACTATTCTGACTCGCGCGCAATTTGCGAAGCAGCTTATCCCCGGCCTCAATGCTATCTTCGGCGTTGCTTACAAGAGCATTGACAACGAGCATCTCCCGCTTTTCGACGTTGAGAAGTCGGATCGCTCGTTCGAAGAAGAAGTGCTGATGACGGGCTTCGGTACGGCCCCGGTCAAGACGGAAGGCGATCAGGTGTTCTTCGACACCGCGTCTGAAGCTTGGACGAGCCGCTACACCCACGAGACTGTGGCTATGGCGTTCGCCATCACCGAAGAAGCTATCGAGGACAACCTCTATGGCACGACGGGCAAGATGAAGGCGAATGCGATGGGCCGTGCGATGGCGAACGCCAAGCAGGTCAAGGCCGCTAACATCTACAACAACGGCTTCTCCACCAACGCGCTCTATGCTGGTGGCGACGGTCAGCCGCTGTTCTCGGCCAGCCACCCGACGCTCGCGGCGGGTAACCAGTCCAACCGCGTTAGCTCGGACCTGTCCGAGACCGCCCTTGAATCCGCGCTGATTAACATTGGCCTGACTCGGGACGACCGTGGCCTGCTGATCGGCGCTCGCGCCGTGAGCCTGCACATTGCCCCGCAGAACCAGTTCGTTGCTCACCGCATTCTGTTCTCGGATCTCCGGGTCGGTACGGCGGACAACGACACGAACGCTATGAAGGACATGGGCCTGTTCTCGAAGGGCTACACCGTCAACCATCGGTTCACGGACCCGAACGCTTGGTTCATTCGGACGGACGTTCCGAACGGCACCAAGATGTTCGTTCGTGCCTCGCTGGCTACGAAGGACGATGTGGACTTCCTGACCGGCAACATGCGCTACAAGGCCCGCGAGCGTTATAGCTTCGGCTGGTCTGACTGGCGTCAGTGGTACGGTTCCTCTGGTTCCACCTAACGGATTGGGGGCTTCGGCCCCCTTTCCTCCATCATCAAGGAGAATCAGATGACTTCGTTTAGCTTTCCACTCAATATCCGCAACCATGAGCCGCCCGGCCCTGAAGCCGTCAATCTCGTGGAAGCGCGCGTTCCGGGCCGCTACTCGGTCGTAGTGAACACGGCGAAGACTGGTACGGCGGCTGCCGCCACCACCATCCCGCTGTTCGTTGCTCCCATGGGCTCCACTTTCTACGAGTGCGTGCTGGACATCACGACGCCCTACGACAATACCACGACGAATATCCGCGTGGGTATTCCGACGTCGACGGGCATCCTGTTTGCTGCGACCACTGCTAACACTGCCGGTCGCCGCGCTTACGGTGGTACGGGCGCTCAGGTTTCTGCTAATGCTATCGCCCTGACGGCTGATACCACGGTGCAGGCTATCGTGTCCATCGACACTTCGGCGGTTACGGCTGGTTCCGTTATCGTCCACGTTGTGATCGGCTAACAAGGTACGGCAGGGTCTGCTTCGGCGGGTCCTGCCTTCCTTGCATTAGGAGCATATCATGCCTGCCGTCAAGGCTATTCGCCTCATCTCATTCCAAGTGTCGACTTCGGCGGCCACGACCAGCCCCGCTATTGACCTTGATTACCGTTTCGATGGCACGCCAGTCCGCACCTTCTTCGTCCAGAAGAGTGCTGCCGAAGGCCCTGCCATCTTCCTCGAAGCCGCCCCTTTCGCGACGGGTCCGTGGATTGCCTTCGCTGAAGTGACCGCTAGTGCGGCCAGCACGGTCGTTCCCTTCTATCTTGACGTTCCGTTCGTCCGTACCTCCTATGCTGGCGGCGGCCCGCTCGTCACCATCTACGGGGTCGTGTAACGGAGAGTAGCGACCGTGGCAACCAGCGGCACATCCAACTTCGACCCTACGTTCGATGATCTTTTGCAGGATGCAGCCGCGATGGTTGGCGGCGGTCCCGTCCTCGCTGACGAACTCATCAGCGCGCGGCGCGGCCTCGACTACCTGCTGACGGACCTTCAGAACAAGAACGTCCTTCTCCACAAGATCGAGACCACGGCAGTTCCCGTCTCCATCTCTGTCTCCTCCCTGACGTTCGATCAGACCATCTCCGACGTTCTCGTCGCCAGCATCCGCACCTCCAGCACCGACATCATCATCGAGCGGGACGGCTACGAGAGATGGGCAGAAATTCCTACCAAGTCGCAGACTGGCCGCCCGACCCGCTACTGGTGGGATCGCCGCCGCAACTCCAACGTGATGAACTTCTGGCCGATCCCCGACCAGACCTACACCGTTGTCCTCACCGTCCAGAAGAACGCCGAAAACACGCTGCGCGCCTTCGACAACGTGGACGTTCCCCGCCGCTTCATGCCTGCCCTCATCTACGGTCTCGCCTACTGGATTGGTATGCGCCGTGGCAACCGCGTGGACACCAACCGCCTCGCGCTGATCCGCGCCGAATACGACCGGGCCGTCAAGGACGCTATGCGCGAAGACCGCGAACGGGGCAAGGTCCTTCTTAGGATTGGCCGCTAATGCCCTACACCTATACGACCCTCACCAACGACATCATCGCCAACATGGAGGAGGACTCCGCCGAGTTTGTCTCCGCGCTGCCCTCCATCATCGAGCGCGCCCAGTCCCACTTGCAACGGCGCCTCGACCCTGTCAACATCATCACCTTCACCGAGGTCTCGGTCAGCGCATCCACTCGGACCCTGACCCTACCTTCCAACCTACTCGTCCTCAAGTCCATCCAAGTGTGTGCGACGGGCGGCTTTAATAATCTGCTGGAACAGAACAACGAGTTCCTCACCGCTTACTGGCCCGACTATACCTCCTGCGCCCCAGCCAAGTACTATGCGCCCAAGGACAACGCCACCATCTTCTTGGCGCCGACACCCCCTGCCGACACTACGGCCCTCATCGAATACATTCCGCGCGTCACGGTCTTGAGTTCGGCTTTCCCGACCAACTACTTCGCGACCTATACGGACACGGCTTTCTTCGCCGCCGCTATGCTGTACGCGAATGCCTGGACCAAGAACGCTGGCGCCGTCACCGTCTGGAAGACAATCCTCGACGAAGAACTGGGCGTTCTCAACAACGAGTCCAATCGGGCGCGCCGCTCCGATACCGTCAACCGCTACAACGGCTCTCCTGAGAACACCATCGCAGGGCAGCCGTAATGTCCGTCCTTGATATGTGGTCGGTATGCGACCGCTGTGGTTTCGACTACAAGCGCCGCGACCTCCGCAAGGAAACTACCAACTTCGTCGTTTGCTACTCCTGCTACGATGGCCTGTTCGACAAGAAGAGCCATCCCCAGAACAAGTCGCCCAGGCCCCGCCGTGAACTCAAGCAAGTTCCTGACGGACGGCCCGACCAGACCGACTATGGTTCCTAGTCATGGCACTCAATGTTTGGTCCCTTTGCGACAGATGCGGCCAAAAGTATTACCGCCGCCAACTTCGCAAGGAATCCACTAACCTCGTTGTCTGTTCGTCCTGCTACGATGGGGCTTATGACCTCAAGAAGCATCCGCAGAACAGGCCACCTAGGCCCCGCTTCGAGTCCCGCAAAGTTCCCGATGGGCGTGCCCTCCAGAACCTTGACAACTATCTCGCGCAAGAGAATGACGCATACCTCCTCACCGAAGACGGCTCGAACATCTTGGCCACCCCCGTGGTCTGGAACCCCTCACTGAGCAGTCCAGCCTAGGACCCCTCACATGGACGTCAAGCTTATCTTCGATTTCGTCTCTACCTTCCTGTGGCCCCTCCTACTGGCTTACGGCGCCTATCTGCAACGGGAGATTTCCACCGTGCATAAGAAAGCCGAGCATCTTCAAGAGCTTCATCACAATCACGTTGCCCAAGTCAACAAGGACTTTGCCACGCGAGAGGCTGTCTCCGATCTTGAAAATAAGCTCACAACTGTGCTAAATAGAATCGACGACAAAGTAACACGCATTCTGGAGGAGCGCAAGTAATGCCCTCGACATTCGATCCCCTTCTCCGTCTAGAACTCCAAGCGACCGGCGAGAACGCCACCACTTGGGGCATCAAGACGAACAACAACCTTGACCTGATCGCGGCGGCGGTTGCGGGCATTGCCGTCGTCAGCGTCTCGACGGGGGACACCACTCTATCGACGGCTAACGCTGCCGCAGACCAGGCTCGTTGCGCTATCCTTCTGGTGCAGGGCACCCTGACTGGCAACGCCAACATCATTATGCCAGCTTCGCCCAAGACGTACATCTTCATTCGCCAGACTTCAGGCGCCTTTAACGTGACTGCCAAGCAGACCGCCGGTTCAGGCACCGTGCTTCCCCCTTCCGGCCCAGCCCTCATCATCAACACAAGCACTACCAGCATTGATCTGATGGCGGGCCTGCTCGACAACTACGGCGTCCGGATTACCGAGACACTCTGATGTCGGTCACTTTTCAGGACCAAGAACTCAGGGAGCTTGCTTTTCAGGTTGGAGTCGTCAAGGAAAGGACCCAACTTGACGCTACCGGCTTTTGGACGGACGCCGACAAAATTCGCTTCCGTTTTGGGCGGCCCGAACTTATGGGCGGCTGGCAGCGCGTCGTCGACCCTTCCCAAGATAGCAAAATCTTTGGTGTGCCCCGCTAC